CCTAAAAATTTCCCCGGAGGGTCAAAAACTACAATGTTTCTCACTTAGACTCAGTGGGAACCTGCTTGGAAGGAGTTGAAACTGTGGCTAGCAGGCGAAGAAGTGACCCTGAAGTTCCACCACCGCGCCCGCGAAAACCAGCGACGACTCCAGAAGGACGGGAGAATCAGCTCGTTGCTCTCGCGGTAGACCTCGCGGAGAAGCAATTACGTGAGGGAACAGCCTCAGCTCAAGTGATCAGCCATTTTTTGAAGGCTGGTTCGATGAGAGAGGAGCTAGAACGAGAAAAAATTCAGCGGGAAAACGAATTATTGAAGGTCAGAGCTGAAGCAACTGCCTCAGCCAAGCGAATTGAAGAACTTTACATCGCAGCCTTGGATGCTATGCGTATGTATCAAGGTCAAGAGCCTATCGATCGAGGTATCGAGTATGACGACTAGATCCTACTCGAAGCTTAAAGAGATTGAGGGCTTCAGAGAGCGTTACGAGTATCTAAAATTGCAGAGTAGTGTCGGGGTAGCTACCTTCGGTTACGATCGATGGATGAATCAGCAGTTTTACACCTCAACACAGTGGCGCCAAGTTAGACATCATGTCATTGCTCGAGACAATGGCTGTGATTTGGGAGTTGATGGTCATGAGATCTATGGTCGTCTGTATATTCATCATTTGAATCCACTGACGATAGAAGATCTTAGAGAGGGAGCCGAGTCTATCATCGACCCGGAGTATCTGATCACAACAACTCATCTCACTCACAATGCGATTCACTACGGTGATGATAATCTGTTACCTCGGCCAGTGGTAGAACGAAAACCTGGCGATACAAAACTCTGGTAAGGAGATATCATGCGTTCAGCAAACATGCAGGCTTTGACCAACGATCTTAAGAACCGTTATCCCGGAATTATCATTTACGGCATCGGCGATGCTTCTCATCGTTTGGAAACTTCTGACCACAACGAAGATGACACGGCTGGTGTACGAACCGATCAGACGGATGCGGACACCGTCCCTGAGCATCGCGCTATTGACGCTATGTTGTCGGGAACATTTACTCATGACGAAGCGGATCATCTAGTTGCTAAGATGGTTTCCGATCCTGCAACTCGAGACCGTCTTTACTACGTTATCTGGAATCATCACATCTGGCGCCGTAAGGGTAATTGGGTACAGGAATCATATACCGGCAGTAACCCCCACACCGATCATGTGCATGTCGACGGTTACGCTCCCAATGACGAAGACTCTTCAGGTTGGCCAGTAGTCTACGTAGCTACCGGATCGGGTCCTACCCCGTCAACTCCCCCTCCCGTATTTGTTGAATTGAAGCGGGGCTCAATTGGCCCGGCGGTTAACAATCTTCAGCAGTTCCTTCGTAACAACTTCCAAGCATACCGCCACTCAGTTTCGGTTCGTCGAGAAGTGCTTCTGGTTGTGGATGGTAATTTCGGCCCACAGACCGAAGCCTGGGTTAAGGAATTTCAACATCGCACTGGGCTTGTTACTGATGGCATCGTAGGTCGGAAGACTCTTACTAAACTCAGAGAGTACGGTTACCAACACTAAGCACGAGGGAGGTGTCCCACATGGCAGAAAGCATTCTCACAAGCACTAAGAAGAATCTTGGTCTCGACGAAAGCTACACAGCCTTCGATGCCGATATTCTCATGTACATTAACGGTGTATTCTCGACGCTCGATCAGCTGGGCATCGGTCCTGAGGGTGGTTTTGCCATCGAAGACGATACGGCGACGTGGGATGACTTCCTTGGAACCGACCTGAAGCTGAACTCAGTTAAGACCTATGTCACCCTTCAAGTGAAGTTGTTATTTGACCCTCCGCAAACTGCTCATCACCTCGAGGCAGTCAATCATCAGATCAAAGAGCTTGAATGGCGTTTGAATACCGTCCGTGAGATGACTGCTTGGGTCGCTCCAGTAGTATAGAGGAGGGAGGAGGTATGAGCCAACTTGTAATTGTAGCAATTCCTAGAGAAGACGATTATGTCTGGAAGATTTCTAGCGAGAAAGTTCCTCATCTGACGTTGTGTAATCTCGGTGAGATGACTCCAGACAAGAACGTCGTTGCAATGGCTGAGTATCTTGAGCACGTTGCAGCTACATCTCTAAATCGATTCGGTCTTAGCGTTGATCGACGTGGGACTTTAGGACCTAACGAAGCTGATGTTCTATTCTTCGATCATAACTATTGTTATCGGACGCTCGAAGATCTGAGCACTTATTTGCTAGGCGAACCGCACATCAAGGACGCCTACAACTCCACTCCTCAGTACGAAGAGTATATTCCTCATCTGACTTTAGGCTATCCTAACTCTCCAGCCAAGCCTGATAATCGTGATTACCCGGGTATTACTTGGGTTGTGTTTGATCGCGTCGCTCTTTGGACTGGGAATTACGAGGGACCTACGTTCTTATTGAAGGACGAAATGGATGATATCAGTATGGCCGGCCTCGGTGAGGAATTTCTTCAGCATTTCGGTGTTAAAGGAATGCGCTGGGGTGTTCGCAAGTCTTCAACGGAAGGTGGAGGCTCTCCTAACGAGTCTCAAGATCATGCCACAGCTAAGGCTTCTGCGAAGAAAGCTAGGAAGCATGGCAGCAAAGCGCTTACCAACAATGAGCTTCAAGCTCTTATCACCAGAATGAATCTGGAAAAGCAATACGCAAGTGTCGCGCCAACTCCGAGAGGAATTAGACTCCTGCGCGCGGGCGGGAAGTTTACTGGTGACGTACTTGTCAATGTTGGAAAACAGCAAGCGACAAAGCTTGCGGCTGACCAAGCAACTAAGCTTGTCGGTCTCGTGCTCAAGAAGTAGAAGGAGAAGAAGATGGTCGACGTTCAGCAGCTCAAGGCAACTCAGGATGCTCGGAACTCGGAAATCCCTATGGGCGATTGGGCTGACAAGCCTGCGGTTGCAGCGACGACGGTTGAAGTCGAGAACGAGTCCGGCTACAACATGTTTGTCGAGATCACTGGCGGTACTGTTACCGCGGTCAAGGTCGATGGTGTGACGGTTGGTGCTCGTACCAGCGGCATGTTCTATGTCCGTGCCGGCAGCACGATCGCCTGGGTTGGCAGCGGCGCTCCGACTTGGCAGTGGTTCTACGCGTAACTAGAAGGAGGGTTGGCAATGGGGCTATCGAACACGGCGACCCCGATTTACTACGGTCAGTTTCGTGACGCGGTGCTCAGAGGCGAGATCCCGGTAAACCGAGAAATTGCCCAGGAGATGAACCGTATCGATGCTCTTATTGCCAACCCTAACATCTACTATGATGATCAGGCAGTCGAGGGCTTTAATCGTTATTGCGAAAACGAACTGACTTTGACTGATGGTAGCGATTTACATTTGCTTCCTAGTTTCAAGCTTTGGGCCGAACAAATTTTTGGTTGGTATTACTTTATCGAGAGAAGTGTTTATCAACCAACCAAAGATAATCATGGGGGACACTACGTTAAGAAGACGATTAAAAAACGTCTCATAACTAAGCAATATTTGATCGTAGCCCGAGGCGCTGCTAAGTCGATGTATGCACAATGCATACAAAATTACTTCCTGAATGTAGATACGTCGACAACGCATCAGATCACAACAGCTCCAACGATGAAACAGGCCGATGAGGTCATGTCGCCGTTTCGAACGGCCATCATGCGTAGTCGAGGACCTCTGTTCAAGTTCCTAACCGAAGGTAGTCTTCAGAACACCACAGGGGCACGTGCACTTAGACAGAAACTTGTGTCTACCAAGAAAGGAATAGAGAACTTTTTAACTGGTTCTCTCCTTGAGGTACGACCCATGTCAATCGCTAAGCTTCAAGGTCTACGTCCTAAGGTTGCTACGATCGATGAATGGCTTTCTGGAGATCTAAGGGAAGATGTTGTTGGAGCCGTCGAACAAGGAGCTTCTAAGGTTGACGACTATTTGATTGTCGCTATTAGTTCAGAAGGAACTGTTCGAAATGGTTCTGGCGATACAATCAAAATGGAACTCGCTAGCATACTAAAGGGTGAGTACCAAGCTCCTCACATTTCCATTTGGCATTATAAGCTTGATGATTTGGAAGAAGTTGGCAATCCTGCCATGTGGGTAAAGGCTCAACCCAATCTTGGGTTGACCGTTTCTTACGAGACCTATCAGCTTGATGTCGAACGAGCAGAGAAAGCTCCTGCTTCTAGGAACGACATTTTAGCTAAGAGGTTTGGTATTCCAATGGAGGGTTACACCTACTACTTCACGTACGACGAAACACTTCCCCACCGTCCAAGAGAATTCTGGAAGCTACCTTGTTCCCTCGGGGCCGACCTCTCTCAAGGCGATGACTTTTGCGCTTTTACTTTTCTCTTTCCTTTGTCTAATGGGTGCTTCGGAGTTAAAACCAGAAGCTACATTACTTCTCTTACCCATCGAAAACTACCTGGCGCAATGCGAGCTAAGTATGAACAGTTTATCAAGGAAGGCAGTCTTCATGTCCTAGAGGGAACAATCCTCGACATGATGGAGGTATATGACGACCTGGATGCCTTTATTGAAGCTTCTAATTACGACGTTCGTACACTAGGGTTTGACCCCTATAACGCCAAAGAGTTCGTTACAAGGTGGGAATTAGAGAATGGACCGTTTGGAATTGAGAAAGTAATCCAAGGTGCTCGTACGGAATCGGTGCCCCTTGGAGAGCTAAAGAATCTGAGTGAGCAGCGAATGCTCCTCTTTGATCAGGAGTTAATGTCTTTCGCCATGGGCAATGCTATAACGGTGGAAGACACTAACGGAAATAGAAAATTGCTTAAACGTCGATACGAAGAGAAGATCGACAACGTCGCTGCTCTTATGGACGCGTGGGTTGCTTATAAAGTCAACAAGGAGGCATTCGAATGACGAGGAATCGACCCGTCGAGCAACTGATGGTCGTTTCGCAGGCCGAAGTCAGTAGTCATCATGACTATAAGGAAGTTGCTCTGTTCGGAACTGATGGCGCGCCAGTGAGTGTAACGGCTTTCACTGGCACTGGTGCTACAGTACCCATGACAGGTTATGCTGGTCATGCCGCGGGAAATGTCGGGGCGACTGATAAGGTCAACGAAGCTGTTGGAAAGCTTGAAGCTCGTATTGCGGTTCTTGAAACCGATCTCGCTACTGCACAATCCGATATCGATACTCTTCAGACAGATCTCGCAGCAGCACAGGTGACGATTGCTGATCATGAGAGCCGTATCGCGGCTCTGGAACCGTAAGCATATTCCTACGGGAGGCACCGATGAAGGTTTATGGTGATGAGAAGCCCTCCCTAGAGGAATTAGCTCATCACGGTGTTAAAGGCCAGCGATGGGGCGTTCGGAAATCCCATCCATCAGCCACGGAGATTCACTCTGCTCGTAAGAGACAAGAAGCTAGAGTTGTTCAGCTTCATAAGGCTAAGACACCGAAACAGGTGTCGGTCGCAACTAAGAAGTTGAATACCAGCGAAGATAGAGTAACTGCGGCTAGAATGACGCTAGGCGAAAAGGTAACGGCAACCATGTTAGGAGGCCCTATCGGCCTTGTCGTTGTTACTAGGAATAATCGTCTTGTTAAGAATGTCGCAGCTAAAACTGATCAAGCCCGCAAGGCATCGTGATGCACTTACGACTAGGATCAGGAAGGAGGTGACACATGGCAATTATCGCCCGCCTCAAGCAGTTTTTTCACGCATGGAATGCGTTTAAGGATGATGATCCTAACAAACGTGGTGTATCCTACGGAGAGGGAATGTCGTTTGGCGTTAGGCCTGACAAGTCCAGACTTAAATGGTCGAACGAACGATCCATAATCTCATCCGTATTTACTCGTATCAGCATTGATGTGGCTAAGATTGATATTCGGCACGTTCGTTTAGACGAGTCGAATAGATATCTCGAAGACATCGACAGCGGATTGAATAATTGTCTAACCGTCGAAGCTAATCTGGACCAAGCAGCTAGACAGTTTCGACAAGACGTAATGCTGACGCTCTTCGATCGAGGTTGCGCCGCGATTGTTCCGGTAGATACAACGATTAATCCAGCTCAATCCGCCGGATTTGATATTAAGACGCTTCGTGTTGGTGAAATAACGGCTTGGATGCCTCAACACATCCGAGTAAGTCTTTATAATGAAGCGTTAGGCCGCCGACAAGAGATTACTCTTGAGAAGAAGTTCGTTGCGATAGTTGAGAATCCACTTTATGCAGTGATGAATGAACCAAACTCAACTCTTCAGCGATTAATTCGAAAGTTGAATCTTCTTGATACTGTTGATGAACAATCTAGTTCAGGTCGTCTAGATATCATCATTCAGCTTCCATATGTTGTTAAATCGGAAGCTCGTCGAGAGGCGGCTTCTCAACGAAGACAAGATTTGGAGGCTCAGCTCAGGGGTAGTAAGTATGGCGTTGCCTATGTTGATGGTACTGAAAAGGTAATTCAGTTAAACAGGCCTGCCGAGAACAATCTACTAAAACAGGTTGAGTATCTGGTTAACATGTTGTATGGGCAACTTGGCTTAACGCCAGAGGTTATGAATGGCACAGCCGATGAAGGGGCTATGCTAAATTATCGTGAACGCACGATCGAACCCCTGGTAACGGCCATGGTTGAAGCCATGATTCGATCCTTCCTGTCTCGAACAGCTCGTTCTCAGCGTCAGTCAATCATGTACTTCCATAACCCGTTTAAGCTCGCTCCTCTTAAGGACATGGCTGAAATCGCAGACAAGTTTACTAGGAACGAGATTGTTACTAGCAATGAGTTCCGAGGATTCCTTGGTATTCCTCCCTCGAAGGATCCTAAGGCTGATGAACTTCGGAACAGTAATATGCCGGAAACTCCAGCTCCGTCGGAGTCGACTCAACTACAACCAACAAGTTAAGGAGGGAGACAGTCAAAATGGAAGCTGATTTCAGCGGATGGGCTACCAAGACTGGTCTCGTATGCTCCGACGGTAGAACTATCTCGCCGCAGGCTTTCCAACACATGAATGGCGTGCAAGTTCCGCTGGTTTGGCAGCATGGTCACAGCAGTCCCGAGAATGTTCTAGGTCACGCGGTTCTTGAAGCTCGTGACGAAGGCGTTTACTGCTACGGTTACTTCAACAGTACGAAGCAGGGGTTGAATGCCAAGGCTCTGGTTCAGCACAAGGATCTAGATTCTTTGTCAATCTGGGCAAATCAGCTTGTCGAGAAGTTGATTGGTAAGAGTAAGCAGGTCCTGCACGGTATGATTCGTGAGGTCAGTCTTACTCTTGCGGGAGCAAACCCAGGAGCAAAGATTGATTACGTTGCTGTCCAGCATGGCGAGGGCGGAGACCTCGAGGAACTGGCCGACGAAGCAATCATCCACACTGGTCTACCGCTTGAGTTTGAGCAGGTTGAAGATCAAGAGCTAGAGCACGCCACAATCCAAGAAGTTTATGACAGCCTTTCTGATGAACAGAAAACTGTCGTTCACTACATGATCGGCGCCGCACTTGAGCAAGCTCAGGCCGGTGAAGCCGCTCACTCAGAGACGAAGTCTGAGGAAGAAGTAGTTGAAGAGCCCTCCAAAGAAACAGAGAAGCCTGCGGAGGAACAAACCACTGAGGGAGACCTCACCCACCAGGAAGGAAATGGCACCGTGACGCGCAACGTCTTCGAGCAGAACGGCGGAACGCAGGGTGGGGTCGTATCCACCACCCTTTCTCACGACGAGATGAGCGGTATTTTCGCTGCCGCAGTGAAGAGTGGCTCACTCAAGCACGCTGTTGAGCAGTACGCTCTCGCCCACGGGATCGAGGACATCGACGTCCTCTTCCCGAATGCCCGGACTCTCACCGATACTCCTGAATTCATCAAGCGCCGCACCGAGTGGGTGGCCAACGTCATCAACGGTGTTCGTCGCTCGCCGTTCTCTCGAGTCAAGACGATCTTTGCTGACATCACCCAGGACGCTGCCCGCGCCAAGGGTTACATCAAGGGTTCGTTGAAGAAGGAAGAGTTCTTCGGAGTAACCAAGCGAGAGACCACTCCCACCACCATCTACAAGAAGCAGAAGCTTGACCGCGATGACGTCCTGGACATCACTGACTTCGATGCTGTCGCCTGGATCAAGGGTGAACTGCGGCTGATGTTGGAGGAGGAAATCGCTCGGGCTATCCTCTTTGGCGACGGTCGCGACCCGGATGACCCGGACAAGGTGAAGGACCCGGCAGGTTCGGTTGATGGGTCTGGCATTCGTTCGATTCTTCACGACCACGAGATGTATGTGACGACTCTTCGGGTCAATCTTCTTGACGCTTCTTCCAGCTATGCTGAACTCATTGACGAGCTTCTGCTTGGTCGGCGTTTCTACCGGGGTACTGGTACGCCAACGCTCTACACCACCAACTCAGTGGCAACTCGAATGATGTTGGTCAAGGACACTACCGGCCGTCGTCTCTACCAGAACAAGGCCGAGCTGGTTTCTGCTCTTAACGTGGCCGACATTGTTGAGGTTGAGGCCATGGAAGAGCTGGTTAACGCTGGTACTCTTCTGGGTATCATGGTGAACCTGGCTGACTACAACGTTGGTACTGACCGTGGCGGGGAAGTCAACTTCTTCGACTTCTTCGACATTGACTACAACCAGTACAAGTACCTGGACGAGACTCGTCTCTCGGGCGCGCTCGTGAAGTACAAGGCCGCTATCGTTATTGTTCCTGTGGCTTCGACTGACGTTCTGGCCACTCCGACCAAGCCGACCTTCGACCCGGAGACCGGTGAGCTGACCATTCCGACTGTTACTGGTGTCACTTACAAGCACGGCGTGACTACGGTCACCAACGGTGGTAGCCCGTACACCGTCCCGGTTGGTACGCCATGGACTATCGACGCGACTGCAAACTCGGGTTACTACTTCGAGTCGAACGCCGAAGACCAGTGGACCTTCACCGCGACGCCTTAATGTAGGGGGTAGCACTCGGTGGCAAAGTTTTTCGGGGTAGTTGGTTACGGCCATGCCGAAGAGAGTTCAAGTGCCGCCGGAGTATTTGAAGATGTCATCACTGAAAGACAATATTATGGTGACGTCATCACTAATACTCGAAGGCTAGATGATAGAGATAAGGTCCTCCCAGATATTTCTGTCAATAACTCTATCAGCATTGTCGCGGACGCTTACGCTGATGAAAATTTCTTTGCCATTCGCTACGTTGCGTGGGCGAGGTCTCTGTGGACTGTTACTGAAGTCGAAGTCAAGAGACCTCGCCTACTATTGAGGTTGGGAGGTGTCTATAATGGCCCGACGGCTTGATTTGCAGACACTTTTGGAAACTCTTCTCGGTTCTGAGAATGTATATTTTCAACCTCCAACTAATTTGCAAATGGCGTATCCTGCTATCGTTTATAAAAGAGACGATATTCAGCCAGCGTTCGCCGATAATAATCCGTATCGCCTAACCACACGTTATATGGTGACGGTAATTGATAGGAATCCCGACAGTGAGATTCCGTTAAAAGTCGCCTCTCTCCCGCAAAGCAACTTTAATAGAGCTTTTGCGGCAGATAACCTCAATCACGACGTATTCGTGCTATATTTCTAAGGAGAAAGAAGTGACAGCCCTCACCTGGGATGGCGTCGGCGAACACTTGTACGAGACTGGTGTCGACAAGGGTGTTCTGTACCGGATCACGGATGGTGTCTATGACACCGGGTTTGCGTGGAATGGTCTGACCACTGTGACCGAAGCTCCTACGGGTGCCGAAGCTACCGCTCAATACGCGGATAACATTAAGTACCTGAACTTGGTTTCAGTCGAGGAGTTCGCTGGAACCATCGAAGCATTCACCTACCCGGTTCAGTTCGGTGAATGCGATGGTACGGTGGCACCTGAAGTTGGCGTTTATGTCGGTCAACAGCCGCGGAAGCCTTTCGGTTTTTCCTACCGTACTCGAGTTGGTAATGAGATTGAGCAGACCGAACTCGGCTACAAGCTGCATCTTGTTTGGGGAGCTACTGCGGCCCCTTCGGAGAAGGCCTACGCAACCATCAACGACTCCCCCGAGGCTATCACCTTTAGTTGGGAGTTCTGGACGGTTCCGGTTCCTGTTACTGATATGAAGCCGACTTCGTACATGTGCATCGATTCTACATTGGTGGATTCGACGGCGTTGGCTACGTTGGAAGCTCTGCTCTACGGAACGGTCGGGTCTGACCCATCGCTCCCGATGCCGGACGATGTGATTGCTATCTTCTCCGCTTCGGTCACGCAGGTTTCGCCGACTGCTCCAACTTACAACTCGACGACAGACATTGTGACCATTCCGTCGGTCACGGGCGTCATCTACTCGGTTGTGGGCGTTGGAGATGTGCCTTCTGGTGCATACGGCCCGATCACCGAGAACATTCTGGTCAAGGCTCGGCCGGATACGGGTTACAAGTTCCCGACTCTGGTCGACGATGACTGGTTGATCACGTTCTCTTAATCTACTAAACTGAGAGGAGGCCAGAGAGTGCTGACTATTGTTGTTACATTAAAGGAAAGTTTCAATCAGGAAACCAATGAGTTCATTGCTACTGAAACTTTTGTTTTAGATTTAGAGCATTCTCTGGTCTCACTGTCAAAATGGGAGTCATTCTTTGGTAGGCCCTTCTTGAACTCAAAGGAAAAGACTACTGAGGAATCGATTGCGTACATTCGAATGATGGTTTTGACTCCGGAGGTTCCAGAGAAAGTCTTTGAGAAGCTGTCCGAAGCCAACGTGAAACAAATCAATGAGTATGTCGCAGCAAAGATGACTGCAACTTGGTTTAGTGAACGTAAACCATCAAAACCAAATAGAGAAATCATCACTGCCGAGTTGATTTATTACTGGATGATAGCTTTGAATATCCCGTTTGAATGTCAACATTGGCATCTTAATCGCCTTCTTACGCTTATTCGTGTGTGTAATGTCAAGAATACCCCACCAACTAAAATGAGTAAATCCGAGATTGCAGCTCGTCAGCGTGCATTGAATGATCAACGTAGGTTGTCTTTAGGAACTAAGGGCTGAGAGGAGTATCCGTGTCACGATTGACTTGGGACGCGCTCGGAAATCGTAATTTCGAAACTGGCGTTGACCGAGGCGTTCTTTACCCCACCGACCAACCCGGTGTTGCGTGGCAGGGGCTAATCTCTGTCTCAGAGAATGTTGCTGGAGGAGAAGCAAAAGGATTTTATCTTGATGGAGAGAAATTCCTGAATCTTGCAACTCCTGAAGAATTTGAAGCTACAATCAGGGCGTTATACAGGCCAGATGAGTTTGCTATACTGGATGGAAACGCACAGCCATTCCCAGGACTTTCGGTGACTAGACAACGTCGTCAATCATTTGGTTTCTCGTTTCGAACCATATTGGGCAACGATGCTGAAGGTATTGATTACGGGTACAAGATTCATCTAGTTTACAATGCTCTCGCTGCCCCTTCAGCTCACGCCCATATAACTTTGAATGACTCAGCGAACCCGGAAGAATTTAATTGGGATATTACCGCAACTCCGCCAGTAGTTCCTGGTTATAAAAACACAGCGCATCTGATAATCGATTCAACTCAGACTCTTCCTCTGGTTTTATCTAACATCGAAGATGTGCTTTATGGAACAGAAACTGAAGCGCCTAGACTTCTGACTCCGGCAGAGGTTCTGTTGTACTTTGATGCTGGCGATGGAATTGTAGTTACAGATAACGGAGATGGTACATTCACCGTATTCGGTTTCGGTGATTCAGTAATAATGCTCGATGACACGACGTTCCAAATTACCAGCCCCACCGCCGTATTTATCGATTCCGATAGTTACACAGTTAGTTCGGCTTAGAAAGGAGACACTGTGGCTACTGTAACCGGGTTAACCGCCGAACGTATGGAAGCAATTGAAGATGCTTCGGTAGTTAGCGGAGCCATCGATGGCTCCGGACATTTGATTCTTACGACTTTCGGTGGAACTGATATTGACGCTGGTAGTGCTCTTCCTGCACTTCCTGTCGCCTCTAGTACTCTTCAGGGCATTGTAGAGCTAGCTACAAATGCTGAAACCATTACAGGAACCGACGCAACTCGAGCAACGACTCCTGCTAGTGTAGCCGCAGCTGCGGCCAATGGTTCACTTGTTCCTGATGCTTCTGCAACAGTTAAGGGTAAGGTCGAATTAGCTACCGATGCTGAAACTATCACGGGTACTGATACTGTTCGGGCTACTACGCCGGCTAATATTGCGGCTGCTCTAGCTTCGTATGTGCCCGCGGCAAGCGATACAGTTTCAGGTAAAGTCGAACTTGCCACTGATGCTGAGACCATCACGGGTACTGACGCAGTAAGAGCTGTTACTCCACATGGTTTAACTGCTGCTAGCACAACATTGGTTCCTAGCGCGAGTACTTCCACCGCAGGTCGTATACAGATCGCTACAAATGCTGAGACTATAACTGGTACTAACACAACAAAAGCCCTTACCCCAGACGATCTAAGACATATATTTAAGGCAGCTTACAAGGGCAGTGGCGATACGACAAGAACAGACAATACTCTTACGGCTGATCCAGATTTAACCTTTGCCAGCTTGCCAACCACTGCAACTTATCTTTTCGATATGTGTTTGTGGTATAAGAGTGATGTTACACCTGGATTCAAATTTGGTTTTACAGGTCCTGGTGTCGCGGGAACGGACTGGAAAGCAAAATGGTCATCGAGTATTGTAGACACGATCCAGTTTGATAATAACGTTCAAGTAGTGACAGTTGCTAATACTAGTTTCCACTTTTTTACTGTTCGTGGTTATTTGTATACTGGCATCGGTGGAACTTTTAACTTCGCATGGGCGCAAAATACTACCACTGGTGGTACTAATACTATCGTAGCTGGCAATTCATGGTGGCGTTTGCAAAGATTCTCATAATGTAAAGGAGCCAATAAATGTTAACTATCACATCTAGCGGCTCCTTCAAGCACACGGAGGCGTTCTTACACGCTATGGAGAGATTTAATATTCTCTCCATTCTCCATTCTTATGGAGCTCTTGGCGTACAGGCACTGTCTTCCCACACACCGATAGATAGCGGTCGTGCGGCTGCGTCATGGAGTTATAAAGTAGGTCGGCAAGGATCCAGATATTTCATTGATTGGTATAACTCCGATGTGGAAGACGGATTTCCCGTTGTCATAATGTTGCAATTTGGCCACGGTACTAGAACCGGTGGTTACGTGCAAGGAAGAGATTTCATAAACCCAGCGATCAAGCCCATATTTGACCATATAGAGTCCGAGGTATGGAAGGTGGTGACCTCTGCATGAGCAGCATCGACGAGCGCGTTGTTGGTATGAAGTTCGACAACGCTCAGTTTGAGCAAGGAATTAAAACTACGCTGACTTCTTTAGACGCTTTGAATAAAGGCCTGAAGCTCGAAGGTGCTACTAAAGGTCTCGGCGATGTTAGTGCCGCAGCACAGAACATGCAGCTTGGTCATATTTCAAACGCAGTTGATGACATTGCAAGTCATTTCAAGGCGATGTCAATTATTGCTATTACTGCCTTGGCAAACGTCGTAACTAGGGCTTTCGACGCCGGCGTTAGTATTGCAAAGTCTTTGACAGTTGATCCAATCAAAGCTGGTTTGCAAGAATATCAGACAAACATCAACGCAATTCAAACAATCCTGTCTAATACTCGTTGGCAACATACCGGGCTTGAAGATGTCAATAAAGCTCTCGATATTCTGAATCATTATTCAGATCAAACCATCTACAACTTCTCTGAGATGGCTCGGAATATCGGTACCTTTACTGCAGCCGGCGTAAAGCTCGATGTCGCCACTAGTGCGATCAAAGGTATTGCCAACCTCGCTGCGGTCTCCGGCTCAAACGCTGAACAAGCATCCCTGGCTATGTATCAGCTTTCTCAGGCCCTTGCTACGGGTACTGTGAAGCTGATCGACTGGAACTCGGTTGTTAATGCAGGTATGGGCGGTAAGGTTTTCCAAGACGCTCTTATGCAGACAGCTAGAGCTCATCACGTAGCCATCGACTCAATGCTTAAGGATGCTGGAAGCTTCCGGGCCACCCTGGAGAAAGGTTGGTTGACTGCCGATATTCTGACTGAAACTCTTCAGCAGTTTACCGGCGACCTTACAAAGCAGCAAATCCTTTCAATGGGCTACACCAACGCCCAGGCCGACAGCATTATCGCCATGGGTAAAGATGCTCAGGCTGCCGCTACCAAGGTAAAGACGATATCTCAGCTTCTATCTACGCTTCAGGAAGCAGCTGGTTCTGGTTGGGCGAAGACTTGGCAACTCATATTTGGTGACTTCGAGGAAGCTCGTACGTTCTTCACTAATGTGAATGATGTGCTAGGCGCATTTATCCAGACGTCTGCGGATGCACGGAATAACGTTCTTCAAGATTGGAAAGATCTAGGCGGAAGAACAGTCCTGATCCAAGCCATATCCAATGCTTTCCACGCAGTTCTGGATATCGTTAGGCCGATCAGAGATGCTTTCCGGGAGATCTTTCCCAAGAAAACCGGCTTGGATCTATATAATATCACGGTAGCACTGAAGAACTTCACTCAATTCCTTCAGATTAGTGATGAAACAGCGAATAAACTAAAGCGAACTTTTGCTGGGGTATTCGCTATATTTGGGATCGGATATGATGTCCTTCGACAACTTGGGTATCTGTTTCTATCCCTGTTCAGCACTTTGGATCTGGGAAATAGTGGAATTCTAGATACAACCGCTAGTATCGGCGATTTCCTAGTTGCCTTGCGCCAGGCAATTCGAGATGGTCGTGGTCTTGAAAAGTTCTTTGGGCGCGTATACGACGTACTGCATGGTGTTGGAATTGTTATAGGTACTGTTACTCATGCAATAGGCGCGTTGTTCAAGGGAATAGATACTTCCGGCGCAGGAACAGCTCTTGGTGATTTCCTGAGTCAATTGATATCTCTTGACAACATGACCGATGTTATTGTGACGACGTGGTCCAACATACTTCACTTGTTTGGAAAAGTATGGGACTTCTTTGAACCAGTCGCCTCGAAGATGGCGGATAAGTTCCGTGAGATTAGTGACGCAGTAGGCGGTCTCAATTTCGAAGACCTTCTTCACGCATTCAACACCGCAGGATTCTTGGCCCTGGTAGAGATCATTCGTACTTCTATTGGCCGTGGCGGCATATCCGGAGCGATCAGCGAACTAACAAGTGTTCTGTCTGCGATGACCCATACGCTTCAAGCGGCCACATTGCTTGAGATTGCTCTTGCGATCGGCGTACTGACTATATCTATGTCCGCTCTCTCAAAGCTTAATCCGGAAGATATTGCCAAAGCACTTGGTGGTATATCCGTAATGCTTGTGCAATTGGTAGCCACCTTGGCTGTCATGCAATCGTTGCCAGGCGGCGGTTTCATTCGAGTCTACACTGCGGCAGCTTCGATGGTCGTTCTCGCTGGAGCCATCGACTTGCTTACGGTGGCGGTAAAAGTTCTAGCTGGAATCGATGCCCCAGCCCTACATAAGGGTTTAATCGGGGTTATGGTTCTACTTGGATCTGTTGTCGCTGCGGCTCGATTGATGCCTGACGGTAAACTGATGCTTAACTCAAGTGCGAGTATGGTCATCATGGCCGGTGCTATTAAGATTCTAGCCAGTGCCGTAAAAGATCTCTCTGGATTGAGTTGGGAAGAGCTGGCCAAGGGATTAGTCGGTGTAGGGACGCTTCTTGCTTCATTGGCTATATTTAGTAAACTAGCTACACTTGATGCTGCTGGAATCCTTTCTGGCGCAGGAATTGTTCTTCTAGCAACTGGAATTAAGATACTAGTCAGCGCGCTTGGGGATGCCTCTAAGTTTAGCTGGGTTGAAATCGCCAAGGGCATAACAGTGCTTGCTGGATCATTGACTGCAATTGCAGCAGCTTTGGTTGCGATACCGCCAACAGCACCACTACAAGCAGCAGGTATATTGCTTGTAGCTCTATCTCTTGGTTCCTTGGCCGATGCGCTTAAGAAAATGGGCAGTTTCAACTGGGGCGAGATTGGTAAGGGACTTCTAGTTTTGGCTGGAGGACTAACCCTAATCGCAGCTGCGTTGGTTCTAATCCCGCCGACCGCACCTCTTCAAGCCGCTGGTGTTCTGCTTGTTGCCGTAGCTTTGGGATATTTGGCCGACGCCTTGAAGAAAATGGGTAATTTCAGTTGGTCTGAGATTGCTAAGGGATTGGTAACTCTAGCTGGTGCATTGGTGATCATATCTGCTGCGCTTCTGGTTATACAAGGGAGCATTGGTGGAGCAGTAGCGTTGCTCTTGGTTGCTAGTGCACTTACAGTTCTTGTTGGTGTACTCAAGTCACTGGCCGGAATGTCTTGGGGAGAGATAGCAAAGGGTCTTGGGGCTCTTGCCCTGGCATTCGGTGTTCTTGGCGTATCAGCAGCTATTCTGAGTTCAGTAATACCAGCTATGTTGGGTTTGGGTGCGGCCTTGCTTGTCATTGGTGCGGGTCTTGCTCTTGGTGGTGCTGGTGTATTCCTGTTTGCAGCGGGTCTTACTGCTTTGAGTGTTGCGGGCGCGGCAGGTGCTGCAGCCCTGGTAGCTGTTATCACAGCAATTGTTGGTCTCATACCGATGATTGTCAAACAGGTTGGTGTCGCGCTATTAGGTTTGATAGACGTTCTAATTGCAGGAACGCCTAAAATCGTTGAACTAGTCCTTGATATTCTTGTTCAAATCCTTAAGGGAATCGATAAGATTGCTCCAGATCTTGAGAACGCCCTAAAGGTTCTTATTCTCCTTCTCCTTAATGTTCTTGTGCTCGCGGTACCCAAGATGGCTCAGGCTGGTCTTGATATTCTAGTTGGCGTTCTGAAGGCTATTCGTGATCATGTTCATGACGTCGTTGTCGTGGGTCTACAGATCATTCAGAACTTCCTAAGGGGATTGGCCGATGGGCTACCAGGGGTAACAGATCAAGCATTCAAGACATTGATTGCGTTTATCAACGGCTTGTCTGCAGCAATCGATGCGAACTCAGATGCCCTAGGCAAGGCTGGCGCAGATATGGCCATTGCGATTGTTAAAGGGCTAGTTAAGGGATTAAGTTCAGCGTCTCGTGAGGTAGCTAAACAAGCAGTCAATCTCGTTAAGGGTGCTTGGAATGCGGCTCTAGACTTCTTGGGTGTTCACTCACCTTCGAGGTTGTACATGGAACTGGGCAGTTTGTCTGGTGAGGGATATGTGGTTGGACTTAACAAGATGGCCCACGCCGCGGAGAGTTCTGCTTCGCATCTAGGCGCGGAATCTATCAAGGCTTTGAGAGATTCTCTATCCGGCTGGGAAGATATTATTACCGGAGAAATGAATCTGAGCCCCACAATCACGCCAGTTCTTGACCTCACCTCGGTTAAGAAGAATGCAGATCAGTTGAACTCAGTGTTGAGTTCGAATCCTCTTGTTGTCAACTCCGCTTATTCTTCAGCCACTCAAGCTGGAGAAGGCTTTGATAACAACAAGAAGACTGTTGATGAAAACGCTGCGTCTGCTGGAGACACGTTCAACTACAATCAGTACAACACTTCGCCTAAGGCATTGTCTACTGCTGATATTTACCGTCTAACCAAGAACCAACTCGCAACTGCGAAGGGAGGTCTACCCCAATGAGCATTAGCAAAATTGAAGCAAGGAGTTCTGTAGGATCGCTTCTTACCTTCCAGCTAGGCGACATATCTAATGGCTACGCGCTAGAAGACGTTGAAGGGTTAGACCCGGTAAAGGCGACCTTAGTGTCGTCTAGCTTCGCAAATCTAGACGGTGCTCAGTACCAATCCAGTAAGCGCGATCCAAGAAACATCATATTGACTGTTAGCTTCCATCCTGACTACGCTACACAAACCGTTCGAGCTCTCCGAACTAATCTGTATCAGTTTTTCATGACTAAAACTGAAGTTCAGCTTCAGTTCTATATGGTGGACGGTCTCATCGTAAACATCATGGGCAGGGTGGAGACTTGCGAGGCTCCACTCTTTGTCCAAGAACCTAAGGCTACCATCTCCATCATGTGTTTTGATCCGGATTTCATTGAGCTTGACACTACGACTGTTACCGGAGATACCGTCGCTGACACTACTGAATTTCTTGTGACTTACGACGGTTCGGTAGACACGGGTATTGTATTCACGTTGAACGTTGATAGATCGCTTAGTGAGTTCACGATTTATCATCGCCCTCCGGATAATATTGTTCGTAGCTTGGATATTCAGGCGTCCTTGGTAGCTGATGACGTACTTAAAATTAGTACTGTTACAGGTAATAAGTATGTCACCCTGACAAGAGCTAGTACTGATAGCTCACTCCTATATGCCAGGTCTTCGCAATCTGACTGGATTCAATTACGACCGGGAGACAACTATCTTCGCGTGTATGCTTTAGGTGCTCCGGTACCGTTTAGCTTTTCCTACATGCAAAGGCATGGGGGCTTGTAATGGAGATCTATATTCTAGACAGCCTCTATCGTACGGTTGCGGTAGTCGACAAGTTCAAATCATTTATCTGGACAGAGCGCTTCTCAGCCTCCGGGGATTTTGAGCTAGATGTTTTCTCAACCTTGGAGAACCGTCGTATATTTGTCCCTGGCGTGCGCCTTAGTCATCCAAATTCCTATCGTGTGATGACAATAGAAACAGTAGAGGATGTGACTGACGTTGATGGCGCTAGGCTACTGAAGGTCAAAGGTCCTTCGCTAGAGTCAATCTTGCAACATCGATTGGCTATGGCAGATCTGACTAATCTTACTGATGATCCTAAATGGGTTATCACAGATGTTCCGGCTGCCATAGCTCGTCAACTTTTCCATGATATTTGTGTTACCGGAGTGATTGATTCTGGTGATATCATACCGGGAGTAGTTGAGGACAACGTTCTGTTCCCGGTAGATACAATCGCCGAACCTACCGATGTGATAGTATATTCCATAGATCCGAAGCCTTTATATACTGCCGAAAAAGAGCTTTGTGATGCATTTGCTATGGGTTTCCGTCTCGTGCTGGACTCCTCCACGAATACTCTATATTTTGATGTTTACATGGGTAGTGATCGGACTACCACACAGACCACTTTGCCAGCAGTTATATTCTCTCCAGATATGGATAATTTGAGAGACACTAATAAGTTGACGTCAACTGCATTGTACAAGAATGTGGCCTACGTGATCTCTCCAGTGGGTCATGAGGTCGTATATCCTGCAGATGTAGATCCAACTGTGGCTGGCTTTGAGAGACGTGCATTGGTCGTGGTGGCTAGCGATATTACCGATCCTGACGGCCCGACTGCTTCTGATCAGATGATACAGAGGGGTAAGGACGAGCTAGCCAAAAATCGAGTGTTCACTGTTCTAGATGGTGAAGTTGCTCAGACAAGCCAGTTCAAGTATGGCGTCGATTATAATCTGGGCGACTTGGTTGAGCTTAGTGACGATGACGGAACTACCAGCACTATGCAAGTCACTGAGCAGATATTTGTAAGCGATGCAGAGGGTGATAGGTCTTTCCCTGCCCTTTCCGTCAATACGTTCATATTCCCGGGATCTTGGCTGGACTGGCCAATTTCTCAAGAATGGGCCGACTTGAACCCAGACCCGACAGAATGGGCCGACTTGCCTTAAGGAGGTGTCATATGGCTATTGGGGATGATGCAGTAGCTGCCGGCCTTCCGCTTGTGCCTGATACAGGAGAAGAAGGTCGCGTTCGCTGGGGAGCTCGAGAGATTAATCGTACGAGGGATGAGGTCGCCTTAACCATGGCAAGCATACCAACAGGGAAGGCTGCTTATCGGACGGCTTCTGGTATCACGTCAGGTACAGCTGATCCTTCCGGCGGAAGTGATGGGGATATTTACTTCAAGATTCTCACGTAGGAGGTGACAATGCCCAGCTCAGGTAGTATTACTGGCAACCACGTAGCCGACGGTAATGAATTCGTTTTCATGAATTGGCAGGTTGCTAGTCAGGACGTCGCTGGTAACAGATCTTTGATAAATTGGCAATTGGGCTGGGACTTTGTCACCTATTCTTGTCGTGGTTTGAGGAACGGCGAAGCCTGGATAAACGCCGGATCATATTACTACGATCATGGTGCCGGAGACCATGTTCATGCTTATAATAGTGGTCATGACCATAGAGTTCCTAATTTGCAAGTGGCATCTGGATCGGTTTGGATTGCGCATAACGCAGATGGAACAGGATCGATAAGTCTATCTGCGACGCTTACTGGCTTCTCCGGATCAGTATCAAGCGCGTCGGGCAGTTTCAGTCTACCCACGATTGCGAGATTTTCAAACCCGCCAAGTACACCAGTCATATCAAGTCTAGACCAGGATTCGTTTGTTGCGACATTCAGTGATGGCTCCGGAGGAGCTCCTATCGATAGTCGACAACTTTCGTATAGTACTGGAACGGATCCGAACGCAGGCACTATTATAGCTTCGGACGGATCGGATACCATCTCTGGTCTAACGCAAGGCACTGCATACAATGTCTGGGCTCGTACGCATAATTCGGCGGGATATTCAGACTGGTCTCCGATGGCTACGGCCACTACTTGGAGTGTTCCTGGCGCTCCAGTAGTTGATCCGATATCCGGCGTTACCCAAGTACAGGCCGTTGTATCTTGGACTGCTCCCTATAACGGCGGCACAGCAATAACTTCATACGAAGTCGGCTATAGCACTATTAATAGCTCATCTGGTTTGACTATTGTGACCGCAACCTCTCCTAAGACAATAACTAGTCTAAACCCAGGAATAAAGTATTATTTCTTTGTTCGGGCTAATAATGCAGTTGGCTCTGGTCCCTGGTCAGCTAGCAAATCCGCTACCATGATTGCTGGTGCTAGAATTAACGTAGGCGGCGTGTGGAAATCAGCAGTCCCTTATGTTAAGGTTAGCGGTGTTTGGCGAGTAGCTAGACCTTGGGTCAAAGTTCTAGGAACTTGGAAGGAATCGACCTAAGGAAGGAGAGTGGAAACCATGTTGGACGGTATACCTATTGCCACTTTGACGCCCCCCGTGTTACTTGGAATTGCCGTCCTGCTGGTGTTTATTGGCAAGCTAGTTCCTAGATTTTTCTACACAGAGAAGGTCAAGGAAGCTGAGAAGTGGGAAAAAGCGTATGAGGCCGAAAGAGAAGCGCGGAGGCTATCAGATGCGCAGACAGCTCAACTTTTAGAGCAAGCCAAAACGACACACCAGATAGTTGAAGCTATCTTCAACGCATCTCAGGTGCGCCAGTCAGGGGGAACCAATGTGGTTCCGACGCCATAGGAATAATCACAATAAAGCGGATGAGGCGTTAGCGGATGCACAAAGAAACCTTCGAGCTGTCCAACAAAGGTCCACCGAAGTTAATAAGGTGTCCAAGGCTTTGAAGGATATTCGCGAACGTAATCATTTTGCTGAGGCTCTTGAAGATGTTATAGTTCGTCACGGGAGGAGATAATGACTCGTGACATAGCGGTTTTGAGAGCATGGTTAACTGTCCTCATGGGCATCAGCGCCGTTGGCGTTAATGCAGTGCCTATGATATATTTCTTTTCACCTTGGCGATCTACCAGACTTGGACGAATATTTATGTTCCAAGCTGCTTCCTTCGCCTTCGCTATTGACGTTTCCTTGTTGTTTCAAATGTGGCGACCCCTGGACATTCTTGTTATATTCTGGTCTGGAGTTGTGCTTTACACATTAATCGCCAGTTCTACATCAGCTTTGGCTTGGTGGATTTGGAGGTTAAACAGGCCTAGTCGAAAGAAGGTTGAAATCGTGAAATTCACGTCCCCCGTATATGACGTCCTTAAGAGGGTAGCCCAGATCTACCTTCCTGCTCTCGGAACGTTGTATTTTACGCTAGCTCAGATCTGGCTTCTTCCATATCCAGAGGAAGTAAGCGGTACTATCCTAGCTCTCGACACATTCCTTGGAGTCCTCCTCGGAATCAGCTCCAACACATATGACAAGACAGAGAAATATGGCGGTACTCTGGCCATCGAAGATCACGAAGATCATTCGTCTCTTCACTTGAAGGATGTTGACCCCGTCATCCTTACAACGAGGCCGGATATTACCTTCAAAATTATCAGACAGTGACAAAAAGGGTCGCGCTGTAAACATCTCCTATGATGAGACCCCTATTTTAAGGAGATTGTATGTTACCCGAAGTCGAAGAGACGAGAGGAAAACTCGAACTAGCAATTGACAGACTGCTTGACGAAATGTCGAGTGTTGATTGCAGTTCCAAGGAATTCGACGTTATGGCGAATCAACTGACCAAGCTATACAAGATGAGAGATATTGAGGAGAACCTACGGCTTAAAGCTCTCGATACGAACGCTAATAATGATCTGCGTGTTGTTGAGACGGCTTTGAAACAAAGAGATCTTCTTCGTCCCAAACGAGTGAGCCCGGATACGTTGATTCTAGTAGCAGGAAATCTCCTCGGGATTGTAATCATCCTCGGTTATGAGAGAGCAAATGTCATAACTTCTCGAGCGATGAACCTCGTTATGAAACTGAGGTAACCGACCCTGAAAAGAAGGACGACACAGAAGGTGTGTATTGCGATTACATGCCTTCTGTGTTTTCTTAGCTTTACGCATGGATTATATTTTTTGCCTCGCGAATTTAACATGGGATAGTATGAAACCTACGAAAGGAAATGTCATGTGTAAACTGATTCTCCACGTAGCCCTAACCTTCCTCACTGGAGGGCTTTGGCTAATCGTGCTGATCGTCAGGAAACTCATCTGAATTTCGAGATTTCTAAGCCAAGGCCGCAAGGCCTTTGGTTTTCGCAAATTATACACATCCTATAGTGAGACCCTACGAAAGGATTGACAATGGTCAAATTCCAACGCACTTTCATCAATGAACTCGAAGAAGAGGTCGAGATCACGGTTAGTGTCGAAGGAAGAAGTGTACTAATTGTTTTGGCCCACCCCGGAAACGAGGAGGATCGGGACGTATTCGAATGCTCTTCCAACGAAGCTAAGGTGATCCGAGAACTTCTGATTCTTGCTGAACCTGCGTACAAGAACGACTAGTCACCCGAGTAGATCTAAAGCCAGACTCCCCACAAGGAGTTTGGTTTTCTTTTCCAAAAATTCCCGCGGAAGGATTTTCTGAAAACCCTCGCAAGAATTTCTCGTTCTATAGTGAGACCCCCACAGAGAGGATTGAAATGTCTAAGCTGATCAAGGAATTCGTGAACGAGAAGGGAAACCAGATCTCGATGAGCGTCTCCTGCAACGAAGACGAGGTAGTGATTACTGCCGAAGGCCCAGATAGCCAGGTAGAGAACACTTTCACGTATGAGGAAGCACGAGTGCTCCGGTATTTGGTGATTCAGCTCGAGCAAGAATTGCTTCGAGGCATTACTACGCAATCGGTATCTGTTCAATAAGTCTCTAAGCCTCGAGCCCCTAACAAGGGCTCAGGTTTTATCCTCGCAAGAATTACAAGCACTATGATGAGACCCTACTACCGAAAGGACCATCATGGTTGACAAGGCTGTATCGAATGCTGCTGAGAATGTTGTGGCCGCGATTAATGGTAAGGCGCTCGTCGTGCAATTAGCAAGCATGGCGGTCGTCACTGCCGTATCAATCGCAGCTACCGCAATCGTCATCAAGCAAATCGAGAAGCGCGAAGACTAAGATGTCCCCAGGAAAGGAACAGGCACCCTAACACGGTGTCCTGTTTTCTTTTTGTCCGCCATCTCACGAAAGGAAGAACCATGGACCTCTATCTAGTTGCGTTGCTTATCGTCGTAAGCTATATCCTTATTCCAGGTCTTATTATGGTGGGATGTTTTGCGGCGGTTCTCATCTCAGAGGAGCCTTACGTTCAGCAAGCCATCGTCCAGTTTTCTCACTGGCTTGTTCTACTCAGCTTCTGGCTGAGTGCGATTAAGGTTCGTTACAAGCACACCGGTCGGCATCGACAAGGCGAAGTACGGAGAGTAACAAATGCCGAATTGGTTGGAATTCGTTGGGGTTGGGCTCATTGCACTTAGCGGCGCCATTGTAGGGTCTGGCATCACTATATGGGCTTTCTATATTTTTGGTTGGAGTGATGTGAATGGAGAATCGCCCAGGAGGCTCAGAAAATCTCAGCGACCTATGGCCAATCATGTTCAAAGTGTACGGCTCGATCGGCCTTATCGTGTTGGCGTTGCTTCTGTGCATATGGGCAGTCAACAGAACCACCCATCGAGTAGATCCGAAACTCTTGTCGGTAGCAGTATTGACGGAGCGTTTCGAAGAATCGGTCGAAGACACGGGAATTGATTACTGGTTCTTTGGGGTTAGAAAAGGGGAGTTGTATCGTGACATTGAGTGATGTTGCTCGTCGTGTTGAGAAGTTGGTTGTCGATAACTCCCCAGCAATTATGACCTCGATTGGTGTCGCTGGTGTATTGACGACCGCATATTTGACGGGCCGCGCTACGTTTAAGGCTGCTGAAATTCTTCGTAAAGAACAAGAAGAATTCGACCAAATAGTGGCTGAACAGCTTCCTGATTTCAACACGGATGAGCTCGAGCCGAAGGAAAAGATTGCACTCGTATGGAAACTGTACATACCACCTACAGTAACGGCCGTGGTCGCCCTCGCAGCAATCATATGTGCGAACCGTGTGGGATCCCGTCGTGCAGCAGCCCTTGCTGCCGCGTATACCATCTCAGAGAAGGCCTTCGACGAGTACCGGACGAAGATAGTCGAGAAGATGGGGGCGAAGAGAGAGGAAGCTGCCAGAGCAGAGATAGCTAAAGATCGGCTTGATCGTTTACCTCCGGAAGAGAGTCAAGTTTTAGGGACATTCGGTGGTAGTCATCTGTGCTACGAGGCTTTCACCGGAAGATATTTCCTATCAGACCTTGAGACCCTCAGGAAAGCCGAGAACGATATCAACCATGAAGTCATACATGATTCGTTCGCATCACTTTCGGATTTGTATGACTCCATAGGTCTCCCTCACACGTCAATGTCAGACGAGGTGGGTTGGAACCTCGACAAGTTGCTTGAACTGCATTTCGTACCTGTTCTCACAGATACGGGTAAGCCGTGTATATCTGTAGAATTCACTGTAGCCCCAATTCGGCATTACAATCGACTAATGTAAAAACTAACTGGAAGGTACACCCATGAAGAAGCTTGTTAACCTGGTCAAGAACCCGAAGTTCTACGTCCCGGCAGTGCTTGTCGCTGTGGTCGGTGGAGTAGTTCTTGCGGTGAAGAAGGGTAAGGACGAGGAAGAAATCCTCGAGGACTACTCGGAAGAAGTTGTCAACCCGTAAATAGATCCCCACACTAGTCAGTACGGAAAGGTATACAGTGCTCAAGAGAACTATTCAATACGAAGACCTCGACGGTAATAACATCGTCGAGGATTTCTACTTCAATCTGTCCGAAGCTGAGATTGCTGAGATGGAGATGAGTCAGGAAGGCGGTCTTGCAAACCATCTTAAGGCTATCCTGGCCGAAGGTAATCCAAGGGTTATTCTCAGTACGTTCAAGATGATTATTACTGCCTCGGTTGGACGTCGATCTGATGATGGTCGACGCTTCATCAAGAATGACCAGATCCGCGAAGAGTTTATGCAGACCGATGCGTATTCCAAGTTGTTCATGGAGCTTTGTACGGACGCTAAGGCCGCGGCGGAATTCATCCAGAAGGTCATTCCACAGAATATTGCTGATCGTGTGAAGTTGATGGAGATCGAGAACGTGCAGCTTCCGGCCTCGGTCAAGATGACCATCGATGATTTCTCGGATGAGCAACTCCTGGCGATGACTGATGAGGAATTCTTTGACATTGTTGATCCCAAAAAGACGACCAAGCGTGGCCTGACCTTGGCGATGCGAAGGCTCAGCTCCGAATAATAGTGAGGGGGGTTGGCAAGAATCTGGTGATAGGGGTCTCTAGGATTCTACTCCGATGCCAATCTTAAACGACAATTGAGAAAATGTGCGCCCCTACCTTCGCGAAAAAAACACTTCCTTTAATGAGACCCTACAGAAAGGACCACAATGACCAAGACTGAAATCGCCAAAGCGGCGGCTTCGTTGTTCGTTGGTGGAGCAACCGCCAAAGTCGTTCGTGAGATCATTCAGAACAACACCACGCCCGATAAGGTAGCTGATAAAGCAGCTGTCCTGATCGCCAGCTACGTGCTGGGTGCAATCGCAGCGGACGCGTCTAAGGTATGGACCGACGCCAAAATCGACAAGCTGATCGAATGGTGGATGAAGAACATCACCAAGGTCAATTCTGAGATCGTCTAAGCCTCGAGCCCTGTAACAGGGGCTCAGGTTTTATTTGAGATGGGGATTTATGGAAGATCCGGCCTTCCCTTCGAATAGAAATCGAAAGGAACCAGAACAGAAAAAAGTTGAAAAAGTTGTCACCGGTAATGTCGAAAGACGAAAGCCTCCTATGAGTCGGCGCTTTCGTGAGATGTTCGTGGGAGGAGATGCTAAGAACGTATCGAATTTCGTTTTCTTAGAGATCCTCTTGCCTGCGGTAAAGGACACAATCGCAGACATGGTCTCACAAGGCATCGAGCGGATGCTCTTCGGCGATGCTCGGTCGACAAGTCGTAGGACTGGAGCTCGCCCAGGCGGAGGCTATGTTAGCTACAACAGATATTCTTCTCCGTCTCCGTGGAATCGAGATCGTGAACGGCGAGAAGAACGTCCAGCTCGCCCGAGACCAAGAGGATCACACGATTTCGACGACATCATTCTGGCGACTAGGGCCGAAGCAACCGAAGTAATTGATCGCATGTTCGACCTTATCTCGAAGTATGATCAGGCAACGGTGTCGGATCTTCTGGAGCTTGTTGGACTTGAGGGGAAGTTCACGGATGAGCGATGGGGTTGGACCGATTTTCGCGGGGCAATTCCAAGACGAGTCAACGACGGATATTTGTTGGATCTCCCCAAACCAGAACCACTTGACTAAGGAGCATAGGTGAAACTCAGCATCATTAAGAATGCAATCACAAGCAAAACCGCTCGTCAGGTACTCGTCATGCGAAAGCATTCACCAGCGATTCTCTTCGCGGCTGGTGTGGCTGGGGTAGTGGGAACCGTAGTTCTAGCCAGCCGAGCCACCCTGAAGCTCGAGGAAGTACTTGAGGAGGCTCAGGAGGATCTGGAAAAGACCAGGACCATCGAGCACCCGAATTACTCAGATGACGATCGCCGCAACGACCAGATGCTCATCTTCATCCGTACCGGAGCCACGATTGCAAGGATGTACGCACCGGCTCTTGTACTTGGTGGGCTGTCCATTGCCGCACTGACTGGATCGCATGTGATTCTCACTCGGCGAAATACAGCTTTGATGGCCGCATATACAGTCCTGGACAGGGGATTCCGGGAGTATCGTCAGCGGGTGGTTTCAGCCCTGGGCGAGGAAAAGGATCGGGAGTTCCGCTACGGTGGCGAAGAGCGGGAGATCGTCTTCGAGGGTGAGAACGGTCCCGAGACTGAAAGGGTTAAGGACGTAATCGACGGGCTTCCTTCCATTTATGCCCGGGTCTTTGACCAGACATGCTCGAGCTGGTCGCCGGCTCCTGGATACAACCAAATGTTCCTGCAATGTCAACAGAATTATGCGAACGATCGTCTTCGGGCCGTGGGGCATCTGTTCCTGAATGAGGTATACGACATGCTCGGGATGCCACGGTCGAAGGAAGGCGCGGTCGTTGGCTGGCTGATCGGGTGTGACGGGGACAACTACGTCGACTTCGGTGTCTTCAAGGGAGATCGGTATTCCGGGATGCGGTTCGTCAAGGGAGACAACAACGCAGTCTGGTTGGACTTCAACGTCGACGGCGTCATCTACGACAAGATTTGATAAGTCATGAGCGAATGCACTTGTGACTGCGATCGATGTGATATTGGCGATTGTCCAAAGGATGGAATCTGTTCATGAATTACAAAATGCTGGGCGCGGTTGGCGCTCTCCTCTCCGCGGGATGCGGTTTCGCTGCTGGATATTTGTACGCCAAACGGCGGCTAGAAGATATCTACGCAGAACGTTCGGATGCTGAGATTGAAGATGCCCGCCAGTACTATGCAAGATTTTACAAGAAAGATCAATTCGAAACTCCAGAAGCAGCGGTTGAAGCCCTTGGTCGATCTGCTGCTGAAATCAAGGTCGATCCACGGCCTTCTGTTCAAGCCTTGATCAATGGGCTTGGTTATCGTGGATCAGCCACAGCTTCTCGTGATGAGGTTATTGAGCGAGGGCCTGATCGTCCTTACCCGATTCGAAGTGATGAATTCCTGGACAATGACTCCGGTCACGATCAGAAGTCGCTCACCTATTATCTCGCAGACAACGTTCTGGCCGACGAGAATGATGAGATCATCGAGGATGTCGATTTCCACGTCGGTGAGGCCAACCTCAATAGGTTTGGTGAGTTGTCTGGCGAGGATAATCTCATTTACGTTCGAAATGAGCGCACCCTTGTTGAGTACGAAATCGCCCGACACGAGGGTTCATACGCAGAAGTAGTACACGGAATTACTAAGGACTGACGCCAATGAAAGCGCCACTTGACGAGTTGTACTTTGTATGGCTCTGCGATCAAGTCGGCGACTCGAAGGTAAAGAATCCAGCCCGCACTTATTGGCGAGTACTCAAACTATTATATGAGAAAGAGTTTGTGTGGTTCGTCCCCAACGATGACAATCGCATCGAAGACGGAAAAGATTTACGCTACGAGTTCGTCGACCAAACAGGACTCAAAGACGTAGACCCCAATTGGATTCAACTCGGCTGTTCAATGTTGGAGTTGATGATAGCCCTGTCTCGGCGGCTTGCCTTCGAAGCTGAGGGTGAGCCCCGAGATTGGTTCTGGGAACTTATGAAGAACATAGGACTAGGTGGTTACACCGACGATCGTATCCCAACTAGATATTCTGAAAAAAATGTTGATGAGATTTTGGATCGAGTACTTTGGCGCACCTACAAGCGCAATGGTAGTGGGGGTTTATTCCCGCTTAAGGATCCGAAAGAAGATCAACGAGAAATTGAAATCTGGTATCAGTTGAATGCATATCTTTTGGAAAGAATGTAGGACGAGAGGAGGGTAGATGGATTTCTTTCAGATCTTCATGAAGGAAACCAAGGGCGGAGTTATTGAGATTTATCCCAACTTCACTGTTGGGCGATCTAGGGATCTGATGGTCCGAGGTCGAACGTTTTACGCTATCTGGGATGAAGCAGTTGGTCTATGGTCTACGGACGAGTACGATGTTCAACGTCTTGTGGATCAAGCCCTCCTTGAGTTCGCTGACCAGCAACCTAAGGATGCCAGATACCGAGTTAGAACCCTCCGCTCGTTCGAAAGCAATGGTTGGAATCAGTACAGACGCTTTATTAATGCCGTCAGCGACAATGCTCATCAACTCGATGAGGTGCTGACATTCGCAAATTCTAAGGTAAAGAAGACTGACTACGTCAGCCGGAGACTTCCATACTCCTTGGAAAAGGGTGACTATAGTGCGTGGGATGAACTCGTCGGTTTCCTATATTCGCCTGATGAACGTGCGAAGATCGAGTGGGCTATTGGTGCTATACTTTCGGGCGATTCGAAGAAGATCCAGAAGTTCTTGGTCTTCTACGGTGCCGCGGGCACTGGTAAATCTACAATCCTCAACATTATTTACAGCCTCTTTGAAGGATATACTGCCTCCTTCGAGGCAAAGGCCCTCGTCGGAAACAACAACGCCTTCTCAACAGAGGTCTTCCGAGGAAACCCCCTAGTAGCGATCCAGCACGATGGGGATCTTTCCAAGATTGAGGATAACAGCAGGCTCAACTCTATCATCTCGCACGAAAACATAACGATCAATATCAAATACCAGCCGAGCTTTACAGCTCGAATCAACGCATTTCTTTTTATGGGCACGAATAAGCCGGTCAAGATCAGCGACGCTAAGTCCGGTATTATTCGTCGGCTTATTGATGTACATCCGACGGGGAAGAAGTTTGACCCCAACCATTACAACACTCTTATGTCTCGGATTGAGTTCGAGCTAGGAGCAATCGCATATCACTGCCTCGAAGTTTATCGGTCGATGGGTAAAAACTACTACAACTCCTATCGTCCTTTGGAGATGATGTTCCAGACAGACGTCTTCTTCAACTTCGTTGAGGCTCACTACGACGTCTTCAAATCTCAGGGTGGCGTAACTCTTAAGCAGGCCTATAGCCTATACAAGCAATATGTGCTAGATACAGGACTTGAGTTCACGCTACCTATGTATCGATTCCGAGAGGAGTTGAAGAACTATTTTCAAGAATTTGTGGAACGAACGACTGTGGATGGCACACCTGTTCGTAGCTACTACATGGGCCTACTTACAGGGCATTTTAGCTCTGCTCGTGTTCCTGACCGGACTGTTTATAGCTTGGTTCTTGAAGAGAGTGTCAGTCTCTTTGATCAACAGATGGCGGGACAACCAGCTCAGGAAGCTAAGGCCGATGGAACCCCCAGTAGAAAATGGTCTGAAGTAAAGACCAAGCTCTGCGATCTAAATACCACACAAGTGCATTTCGTCAAGGTCCCTGAGAATCATATTGTAATTGATTTCGACCTTAAGGACGACGATGGAAACAAATCCCTTGAGCGAAACCTCGCCGCAGCAAGTCAATGGCCCCCCACCTATTCAGAGCTTAGCAAGTCCGGGGCCGGAGTCCACCTCCACTATACGTATGACGGTGATGTGCACGACTTGGTTCGATCATATGACGATGGAATCGAAATCAAGGTGTTCGTGGGGGATGCGAGTCTACGTAGACGGCTGTCCCGCTGCAACAATGTGCCCGTGGCGACTATTAACTCCGGACTCCCACTGAAGGAGAAATCGGTGCTTCAAACCGATACCATTAAAACCGAACGTGGACTTCGTGAGCTCATCCTTCGAAATCTGCATAAGGAAATCCACCCAGGAACAAAGCCTTCGATTGATTTCATTGAGCATATTCTTGCCGAGGCATATAATTCTGGGTTAACTTACGATCTTACCGATATGCGGGCGAGGATCATCGCGTTTGCAAACAACTCAACCAACCAAGCATTGCAATGCTTGAAGACTGTGCAGAAGATGCAGTTCAAGTCGCCAGATGTCGCAGCACGTAAAGAGCCTTTGGATGAGGGTGGCAAGCAGGCTACGGACGAGCGAATTGTATTCTTCGATGTGGAGGTTTATCCAAACCTCTTTGTGGTCTGCTGGAAGTTTGAAGGAGCCGCAGACGTCGTAAAGATGATTAACCCTACAGCGCAGGAAATTGAAGCGCTGTTCCAGTTCAAGCTGGTGGGATTTAACAATCGTCGTTACGACAACCATATCCTATGGGCTCGCTATATGGGCTATAACAACGAACAGCTTTACCAACTCTCAAAGAAAATCATCGACGGACAAGCAAATGCTATGTTCGGCGAGGCGTACAATATCTCATACGCGGATATTTATGACTTCAGCTCAGTCAAACAAAGCTTGAAGAAATTCCAGATCGACTTGGGTGTTCACCACGTTGAGCTGGATCTTCCATGGGATCAACCTGTTGAAGACAAAGATATCTCTAGAGTCGTAGACTACTGCGCGAACGACGTTATCTCTACTGAAGTTACATTCGAGTCTCGCGGAGGAGATTTCGTAGCTCGAGAAATCTTGGCTGAGCTAAGTGGATTATCGGTCAATGACACTACTCAGAAACACACAGCCAGGATCATCTTTGGCGAGGAGCGTAATCCACAGCGTAGCTTCGTCTACACCGATCTTAGCAAGGAGTTCCCTGGGTATGTTTATGAGAGAGGAAAATCCACCTATCGAGACGAGCTCGTGGGAGAAGGCGGCTATGTTTACGCCGAACCCGGGATGTACTCGAATGTCGCGGTGCTGGATGTTGCGTCGATGCACCCAACCTCAATTCGGGTGCTCAACCTATTCGGCGACTTCACCCCAAACTTCGCTGCCCTTACCACCGCAAGACTTGCTATCAAGCGCAAGGATTTCGCAACTGCTAGAAAGACCATGGGTGGTCGGCTCGCCCCCTTCCTTAAGGATGAATCACAGGCCAAAGCTCTTAGCGACGCTCTTAAGATCGTTATCAATATTGTCTACGGTCTTACAAGCGCGAAGTTTGACAACCCGTTTAGAGACGTTCGAAACAAAGACAACATCGTAGCCAAGCGTGGCGCTTTGTTTATGATCGATCTCAAGCACTTCATCCAGGAGCAGGGTTTCGAAGTAGTCCACATCAAGACGGATTCGGTGAAGATCCCGAACGCTACGCCTGAGATTATCGAGCAGGTAAAGTTGTTCGGGGAGAAGTATGGGTACGAGTTCGAGCATGAGACTACGTATGAACAGTTTTGTCTTGTAAATGACGCGGTCTATATTGCTCGAGAGATTATACCGGCCACCCTTGAAGGACCAAACACCGACGCCTGGAAGACGAAGTGGACTGCGGTCGGAGCTCAATTCCAGCAGCCATATGTATTTAAGAAGTTGTTCACTAAGGAAGAGATTACCTTCCAGGATTTGTGTGAGCCAAAGTCGGTGGTGCAGGGAGCGATGTATCTCCACTTTACCGATGGGGATGTCATGCAGTTCGTTGGTAGGACAGGTCTATTTGTCCCGGTGCTTAGCGGTGGTGGAACGTTGTATCGGGTTAAGGACGACAAGCGATACGCTGTGGCTGGTACTAAGGGGTATTCCTGGCTCGAGGCTGAGCATGCCGTCAAGCTTGGTAAAGACATCATCGACATGTCCTACTTTGAGAAACTGGCCGAAGAGGCTAAGAATGCTATCGATTTCTTTGGTCCGTTCGCTACTTTCGTGAGGTGAAGGTTGACAACCTATATATCTCCTAATCGGATCTTGCAAGAGTATAAGATTTTACATTATGATAACAAAGTGGGCCTTCACCACGCAAATTGTAGTGAAAGAAACACTTTAATCTTTGAGTGGCCGGAAAATTTCCCGGGAGGGATGTCTCTGGAAACCGTTCACGACCAGATCGAGCTGCATGAACAAGATATTCATAGACGTTTTATTGATGGTTAGGAATATTTATGACTGATGCTTCTGGATACAAGCAACTATGGACAGCTATTGACAATGACGGGGATGAATGCGTCATAGAGACTGGTGGAGATGACAGCTGGCAGTTCATAGTAACTGAAGGAACGTTTAGCGGTTATCCGGTCGTGAATCTTACTCGCGAAGATCTTATTAAGCTTAGGGATGCTCTGATAGAGGAATTGTCCGATGGACAATGATATGCCTTCCAGCTATCAAGACTCGGTGGCTAGGGATCGTGCTCTGAACGATCTTGTACATCGTCTTTACGAACGTTTCGGAAGAATGCCGACTGAGCAAGAAGTATTCGGTTTCATTCAAGGTACTGACGAGGATAGGAAAGAAATCTGGAACTTTGGACGACCTTCTAAACCAAAGGAGTAGTCGTGGCTGTTGAAAATCCTCCAATGTATAGTGACGACGAGTATAGGCTTATTCTTACCGAGTCGGATGAGGATACGCGTGTAACGGTACCTCTCGTTGTTTATTTGCAGGGTAAAAGACATGTGATTGGCGAAGCAACGGTCAAAGGGGCAGAAGTAACAGCAACCGTCGGCACAGACGTGTCGGAGGAAATCATGGATCAACTTAATCTTAGAGCCGACGTGTCGCATTTCAGTCTTGGTTTTGATGTGGGACCGAATCCGTTTGCGAGGCGAGACAATGACAAGTGATCCGGATTTTGCTAAACTTACCAGGGCTATAAACGATCTCGCAAGGATAGCCGGTCACCTTAAAGAAGAACTGAAAAAGATGAACGGAAATCTCGCGGTCATCGGAACACTTATGGTAGTGAACCAGAAGGAAGAGGAACAGAATGAGCCAACCTAAGGGAACTATCCTTATTGAAAACGCCAACACTCTCTTCCACAACTTCGCCGGTAAGGAAGGCATGTACAATCGAGAAGGAGACAGGAACTTCTGTGTTCTTCTGGATGAAGACCTTGCCAAGGAACTGGACAAGGATGGTTGGAACGTTAAGGCCCTTCGGTCTCGTGAGGAGGGAGATCCCGAACGGCCGTACCTTCAGGTTTCAGTCTCCTTCAGGAACCGGCCACCGAAGGTAGTGATGATCACCTCCAAGGGACGTACAGACCTTGGCGAGGGTGAGATCGAACTGCTAGATTGGGTTGAGATTAGCCAGATCGACCTGATTATCCGACCCTACACGTGGGAGGTCGGAGGAAAGGGTGGTATCAAGGCATATCTCAAGTCGTTGTTTGTCACGATCGAAGAAGACGCGCTGGATCTTAAGTATGCTGATGTTCCTGAAATTGGTTCTTCTGATTACGTTGACGCTGAAGTTGTGAGTGAACACGTAGTCAGAGAGATCTCGTTTAAGGCCAAATAATGAGCCTTAAAATGCTTCGTGAAGCCCTGTGTAAGGAACAGCAGCACGTAGAGGAATGGCCTGGTGATATTCAGCTATACGTCAGGCACCTGATTAAGGTAATCGATTCTCATCGTCCACTGGATTCTTCTGGAACTCACGGAGATTTACACACATCGACATGTGGATGCGAGGATAAATGAGAGTCTCTGTTTTGCTTTTAACTCCCGTTCCTAAGCTCGAAGGTTATAGATTCCCGCCTATTCCATTCTCGTCGGATGGTGCGCCGATCCTGCCCAGAATTGGCGAGAAAATTGTAATGAGCAATACTGTTCTACTCGTATCTGATATTGTTTGGCTCCTTCATCATGAGGTGGATCGTACTCAGATCAACATATATGTCAAAGAGGTTACGGACGAGGAGCTTGAGAAGGAATGATCGCTCCACACCAGTGTCCCTATTGCCCTAAACAATTTCAAGGTCGGTCAATTGAGGAGATTCATAAACTTCTTGTTGATCATGCGGCTAGGGACCACGATATCCGTTTGCTAGACGATTTTGAAGAATCTCGTTCACCTTATACCCATTCTATTTCGGTAACAGTGTATGTAACAAACCCGGAAGAATGGACTGAGGTATGGACCAAGTTTACTGAACTGTCCGAATCTTTCGGACAGAAATATCCGCAAACGGTAATCTCATCAATTGATATTCGAGAAGGCGAATAGATTCATGACTCTCGCTATTGGCAAGTTCGTTCACCGCCCCGTCTATGTCGATGCCGTTCAAGTTACTTCCGAAAACATGGGGGAAGTAGCTGAGTGGTGCGATGGATCTATCGTTGCCGCTAAGGGAGAAGTCGCTATCCACATCAAGGTGAGTGTTCTCCGCCCGAAGCGGATTCGAGAGACTACGGCATTTGTGGATGATTGGGTGCTCAAGACAAATCAGGGATACAAGGTCTATCACAAGACCGCCTTCAAGAACAGTTTCAACCCTGCGGAAGTTTCTGATCCGGCGGTATTGAAGCAGCTTGAGAAGGTATTTAGCTGATTTCGCAAGAAAAACATGCATAATAATGAGACCGTAATCCACGCTACCGTGTTATCACCCGACCGCTCATGAATAATAGAGCCTAAGGGCAGGATCGCCGGCGTCTGTGTTACGGAGAACAAGACACTACCCCCTGCACGGTGTCTTGTTTTGACCACCCAACGCATATAAGTTACACGGGTTGTTAATTTCGGTCTCGCGTGTTTTACAACTGTTATAATGAGACCTCCAACGAAAGGATCATTATGATAGTCGTATGGATCGTTGTCGGAATTGTTGCGCTGAATGTGATGTTCATTGCCCTGTTTGCCGGATCTGCGAAGACCGCACGCAGGCAAGGCATCGAGTAGGCCAACACCCGGCAATCCAGAACTATCGTGTTCCACCGGAGAACTCAGAGAGATCGTTAACTCGGTCTCTCTGTTTAGCCTCGCGAAAATTACATAGGGTATAATGACCCCGCCGGGTAGAGAAACCTCGAGCTGGCGGGTGTAAAGGGCAAGGCTCTGTATCCACTGCAGAGCCTTGTTCTTTTCTTTTTTGGGGTGGTACCTCAATGGTAGAGGCAATGGCGACTAGTAGCCGTAGTTGCTATTCTATCCGGGTTCGAATCCCGGTCACCCCACGCATGGTACTACATATAGGAGGTGTGTTATCATGTAACCCAGAAGCGAGACAGCGGGAAAGTAACACTCTCGATCTGTTGCGAGAAGTGATGCGCGGGCCCTCTGTCTCCACGGGGTGGTACCTCAATGGAAGAGGCGGTGTCGGCTTCGGCGGTAGCCCTCATCTGATCCAGGTTCGATTCCTGGCCACCCCACTCGCGAATAAAGCATAGCATATAGTGAGACCCCTATGAAAGGATTCGAAATGAGTACGCCCGAAGTCGAGTATCTTCGAGTAGTCACCAGAAACCTTGCTTACCACGGTCCCACGAAACTGACCATCAGAGTCATATGGATCAACTTCTACATCCGTAGACTTGAGAATTGGAACGTTTCGGGGAAACTGTGGGACAAGGCAATGCGGAATGCTAATGAAGTATATGAGATTGTCGTCAATCGACTCACTCGCATCTGGCTATAGGATTAGAGCCCCTTAAACAAGGGCTCTTTCTTTTCGCGAGTTATACACACCATATTATGAGACCCCTACGAAAGGAGTACCATGATTCAGGCCCAGGCCGTCGTGAAAGACGAGGATGGAGCAGAATCCCTAGTCACCGTTAGTGCTGACGATGATGTCGTAGTGAAGGTTGTTGACCGAGAAGGCAACGACCGGATCGAATTGACATGGAGTCAAGCTATAGTGCTTCGTGATCTGCTCACACTCGTCGAGAACAACAACAGCTGACCGGAATCAGATCCCTACTAGATCTCAAGCCAGAGCCCCTTAAACAAGGGCTTTGGTTTTTGCCTTCGCAGGGTTTTCATAGCTTATAATGAGACCCCTATAGAAAGGAACCCCGATGCCAGGCCCAAGGTTAGTTGCGCAGAAGATCCTCGAAGGATTGGATGAGTTCTACCCAGAGTTTCTGGTCGAGACCCAACTGAAGGACTCCAAGTATTCCCGAATCATCTTCTTGAATGTGATGATCGGAATCCACACGGAGCACCCAGTATTGGATCGGCAGACCCAGCAATATCTGATGGATGGACTTGTTGTCCGTTTGAAGGAAGCTATGCTAGCGCTATCCGATAATGTCAAAGGTAAGGGAGGATACCACTAAAGTCTCAAAAGGTAAGGCTCTGTGTAAGCTGCAGAGCCTTGCTTTTTTTTCGCACAGATTACATGGGCTTTAATGAGACCCTACTACCGAAAGGACGACCATGTCGACCGAAGGAGTTGTCGTCGGAACACTTGTTGGTGTCGCCGTTGGCGCCGTCACAGCGTTCGTTGCGAACAAAGCAGTGAAAGACGTACTCGAGAGCAAATACAAAGATGCACTCGAAGACGCTAAGCACGCTTCGTTCAACGAAGGCTGGGGAGCCGCTAGCACCAATGCCAACAATGTCCGCCAATCCTACGTTCGTCTGTTCCCTGAACCGGAGGAAGAAACCAAGGGTACCACACTCAAAGGCCGTAAGGCCGCATGAGAAGCCTCGAGCCCTGTAACAGGGGCTCAGGTTTTATCTAAGGAGAGGATCTAATGGTTCAGCTGTATCCGCACCAACAGGAGGCGGTGAATAAGCTACGTAATGGAAAAGTATTGTGGGGTGGTGTGGGTACAGGTAAATCATTGACCGCGGTCGCCTACTACATGCAGAGAGAAGCACCTAAAAATGTCTACGTCATCACTACAGCCAAGAAGCGGGACTCGCTTGACTGGCTTGGAGAATTTGCTAAGTTCGGGGTCGGAACAGCAAAAGATGCTACGGTTGCGGGACTACTTACAGTTGACTCTTGGAATAACCTTGGTCGATATCGAGACGTTACCGGGGGGTTCTTTATTTTCGATGAGCAACGCCTTGTCGGTAATGGAGAATGGACAAAGAACTTTCTACGAATTACGCCTAACAACCGATGGATACTTCTTAGTGCCACTCCCGGAGACAACTGGTTAGACTATATTCCGCTCTTCATAGCTAACGGGTTCTACAAGAACAGAACGGAGTTTAAGCGTGACCACGTTGTCTACTCTTCCTTTAGTAGATTCCCGAAAGTTGAGAGATACACTGGTGTCGGGCGTTTGGTACGCCTGCGGAATCAGCTCTTGGTGGAGATGCCGTACCTACGCAAAACCGTCGCACATGAGGAAACTGTGTCGGTGGAATATGATCAAGAAACGTTCAATAAGGTGGTTAAGAGGAAATGGCACGTGCACGAGAGTCGTCCATTGAGGAACATGGGAGAGCTATTCCTTGTGGCGAGGAGGGTTGTAAACTCACATTCATCGCGACTAAGCGAGGTTATCAGATTATTGAGTGTCCACCCTCGTCTTATTGTATTTTACAACTTCGACTTCGAGCTCGAGGCGCTTCGAAGGTTGGAAAATGTAGAAGTCCGGGAGTACAACGGTCACAAACACCAGGCGATTCCGAGAACTGATTCTTGGGTTTATCTTGTGCAATACGCTGCTGGGGCTGAAGGATGGAACTGTACGTCTACGAACGCGATGGTTTTCTACTCGTTGCCATATTCGTATAAATACTGGCATCAGGCGCGAGGTAGGATCGATCGGATCAATACACCATACTTGGAACTTTTCTACTACACCCTTTTGTCAAATTCTTCGATGGATCTTGCGATTTCTCGCGCACTTTTGCACAAAAAAAACTTCAACGAATCTGCGTTCGTAAAAGAAACGACAGGAAAATGGCCAAAAACGCCGAAAAATTTTGAGAGGAAGTAGGACAAATTGACCACGATTTGTCAAAAGTGGTTCTCGAACTAAACCCTACGCGCGATGATACTTTGTATGTGTATAGAACACATACAAAGTGTACGTGTACAGAAAGTTTTGAAATGGAATTGACATTTGACATTTGACAAAACTACCCCCACGAAGAGGTATCACACCGATGACGATCTGGCAAGCGATCATCCCTTTCCCAGGGTATTCGGTGAGCAACACTGGACTAGTCCGCAACGACGAGACCGACAGACTTCTTGTTCGGCTCATTAATTCTGGTGGTGTGGCTTACGTTGGGATCACTCGAGATGGAGAACAGCACAATCGATCAGTAGCTCGGCTCGTAGCTGAAGCTTTTCTACCCCCGCCTATATTTGAGACATTTGATACCCCGATCAATCTGGATGGCGTCCGGACCCACCTCGAGGTCACTAACCTTATGTGGAGGCCCAGATGGTTTGCCGTTAAGTATCATCAACAGTTTCGCAAAGTATGGTCTAATGATCAAACTGTAGTTGACGTTGATACGGGTCGTCGATATAGAACGGCTATGCATGCTGCCGTGAAATTTGGACTGCTAGCACTGGATGTGTTTGAATGGGCTCTCATGTACGATCGTTATCTAGAGCACAACGTTCAGGGAGTTTGGCCAACCTATCAGAGATTCCGACTAACACATACAAAGTCGGCAGGAAAACGCAGATTATAATAGAAGAGATGAGAACAAGCCTTTTTACTTTTGGTGGGACGTGTTATGAGAGAGTCTAAATATCAAGCACGACTCATAGCAAAGTTGTATGACTTGTTTCCTGGTTGTGTCATTGAGAAGGCTGATAGTGGATATCGTCAAGGCACGCTTGATTTGACTATATTCTGGGGATCAACGTGGGCTAAGCTTGAAGTTAAGGCCCATGAGGGTGCTCCAGAACAGCCAAACCAAGGTTACTACGTCGATATGTTCAACGCGATGTCGTTCGCAGCCTTCATTTATCCCGAAAATGAAACGGAAGTTCTCGATGCTCTTCAACAGACATTTGAATCTTGTGGGCACTCACGCGTTTCTCAGCGCTAGTAACTACCACTGGATCAACTATGATGAAGATAAACTAGATCGAATGTTTATGGCTGCACAAGCAGCTAAACGAGGTTCTGAGCTTCATGCGTTTGCTCATCAGGCAATTCGTTTGGGACAGCGTCTACCAAATAGTAAGAAGACACTAAACCTATATGTGAATGACGCCATAGGTTATCGGATGAGCTCAGAGCAACTTTTGTTTTATTCTCCGAATGCCTATGGAACTGCGGATACTATCGGCTTTCGTCAAATGATGCTTCGTATTCATGACTACAAGTCTGGTCTTACCGAAGCTTCTGTTCATCAGCTAGAAGTATATGCAGCTTTCTTCTGTTTAGAGTATCGGCACCGTCCTTTCGATATCAAGATGGAATTCCGTATCTACCAGAATGATGAAGTCCGAATTTATGATGGTGATCCAGATACGATTACTCACATCATGGATCGGATAGTCATGTTTGACAAGCGGATCAACGCGATGAGAGCGGAGGTGTTGCAGTGATCATTAGCGAGGAAGACTATCTCGCGCACTATGGAATTCTGCGACGTTCCGGTCGCTACCCGTGGGGATCTGGTGGAAATCAAAGTACCAGAAATAAGAGTTTCCTTGACACTGTCGACGGTCTTCGTCGTGAGGGTATGAGTGAGACTGATATCGCTTCTGGATTCGGTATAACTACTACTCAACTTCGAGCGGCCAAGTCGATTGCCAAAAACCAACAGCGTCAAGAGCTTATTGGTATGGCTCAGCGACTGAAAGATAAGGGTTACGGAAACGTGGCTATTGGCAAGAGGATGAATCTTAATGAATCATCTGTTCGTGCTTTGCTTGCCCCTGGCCAGAAAGACAAAGCAGATATTCTTGAATCTACAGCGAACATGTTGAAGGATCAAGTAGCAGAGAAAAAGTATGTCGATGTTGGTGTAGGTATCGAGCATCATCTTGGAGTGAGTGACACTAAGGTAAGAACCGCAGTTGCTCGTCTTCAAGAAGAAGGCTACACTGTTCATTATGTTAAGGTGCCACAACTAGGCACTGGAAAGCAAACTACAGTCAAAGTTCTTGCTGCTCCTGGAACTCCTTATGGCGAAGTATTCAGGAATCGAAATGAAATCAAATCAGTTACTCAGGTATCTGATGATGGCGGTCGTAGTTACTTCGGCATTCACCCACCCATTTCGGTTAACTCAAAAAGGATCCAAGTTCGCTATGGTGAAGACGGCGGCAAAGAAGCTGATGGTGTAATTTATGTTCGCCCAGGGATTAAAGATCTTTCTCTGGGTAGCAATCAGTACGCTCAGGTTCGTATCGCCGTAGATAAAACTCACTACATTAAAGGTATGGCCACCTATAAGAGCGATCTTCCTCCAGGCGTAGATCTTGTAGTGAATACGAGTAAGCACAACACAGGCAATAAACTAGACGCATTCAAACCATTGAGTTCAGATCCAGATAATCCCTTTGGTGCGGTGATTCGTCAAATCACTGAGCCTGACAAGCATGGGAACCACAAAGTAACTTCTGCCATGAACCTAGTCAATGAGGAAGCAGACTGGGAACGTTGGTCCAAGACTTTGTCTTCTCAGTTCTTGTCGAAGCAAAGCCCCAGCCTAGCGAAGTCTCAACTTGACATGACGTATGATCGTAAGCAGCGTGAGCTTGACGAGATCATGGCTCTTACGAATCCTGCGGTTAAGCGAAGACTTCTCGATGCCTTTGCTGATGATGCTGATTCATCAGCAGTCCATCTAAAGGCTGCTGCTCTACCTCGCCAGAAGTCGCATGTTATCCTTCCCATTAATTCATTGAAGGATAATGAAGTCTATGCGCCTAACTATAACAATGGCGAAAGAGTGGTTTTGATTCGTCACCCACATGGTGGTAAGTTTGAACTTCCGGAATTGACTGTCAACAATAAGAATAGAGAAGCACGACAGACATTAGGCAATGCACCTAACGCCATTGGAATTAATAGTAAAGTTGCCGCTCGGCTATCGGGTGCTGACTTCGATGGCGATACTGTGATCGTGATACCAAACAATCATGGTAAGATTAAGACTGCTCCTGCCTTAGCTGGCTTGAAAGACTTTGATCCTCAGTCTTCTTACCCTGGCTATGACGGTATGCATAAGATGACTCCTCGCGAGAAGGCTATCGCAATGGGAGACGTCTCTAATCTAATCACAGACATGACTATTCGTGGTGCTAACCCTAATGAACTTGCTCGAGCTGTTCGTCATTCGATGGTTGTTATCGATGCTGAAAAGCATGGCCTCAATTGGAAACAATCATCCATTGACAATGGAATTCCCCAATTGAAGTTGAAGTACCAAGGTGGTGTTGATGCTGGTGCTAAGACTCTGATCTCGAGAGCTAAGTCTAGGATCGACATACCTGAGCAGAAGCCTAGGTCTGCTGCTAAAGGCGGACCAATAGACAGGGTTACTGGAAAGAAAGTATTTGAGCCGACTGGCCGACAGTTTGTTAACAAAGAAGGCAAGCTTGTTGTAGTTAAGGAGAGATCTAAGAAGTTAGCAGAGACGGAGGATGCACACTCTCTTTCTTCTGGAACTAAGATCGAATCCATCTATGCTGATCATTCTAATAAACTGAAAGCTCTTGCTAATCAGGCAAGGAAAGCATCGGTAAATACTAAGTCTGTTGTTTACTCCCCTGCTGCAAAGATCGCCTATGCAAAGCAAGTAGCCTCCCTCAATGCTAAGTTGAATCTTGCTTTGAGAAACGCACCTCTTGAAAGAAACGCCCAGGTCCTAGCAAACGCCATAGTCTCCCTAAAGAGGCAAGCAAACCCCGATATGGACCCCGCCGACCTCAAGAGAGTGAAATCTCAAGCTCTAGCTGAGGCTCGTACAAGAACCGGGGCTAAGAAAGAACGTATTGAAATAACCGAGTCTGAATGGGAAGCTATCCAGGCAGGAGCCATTACCAATCACAAACTCAATCAGATTTTAACTCATGCTGATTTGGACAGGGTCAAGCATCTAGCGACACCTAAGTCTCGACTTGAGATGACTAGCGCAAAGAAACAAAGGGCCCTATCTATGCTAGCATCTGGCTTCACTCAAGCAGAGGTGGCAGCACAACTAGGTGTGTCACTAACTACTCTTAAAGAAGGACTGAAGTAGGAGGGATTATGACACTACACATGCTGACGACTGTCGACAATCCCTTCAATCCTTTCACTAACTTTGATGAGTGGTTTGCTTTTGATGAAGCAGCTGGCTATCACAGCTCGGGCCTCCTCGCTCGCATCATCAAAACTTCAGACGACCTGTCCTTGGCTGACCAGGATGCAGCGATAGAGAGTGCAATTGATGAGATTGTAAATGAGAATGTGCTTGGCATCTATCGGAAGATAGAAGTTCAAGATGATTAGGAATTTGTTGACAGGGGGGAGGGGTCTTCGAAAATTAGACCCCCCTCTCTCAT